TCCCTGTCCCATTCCCCCTATCGCCCACGCCTCCATCCGGGCATGCCTGTGAGCGCTCAACCAAAATGAGAAATCGTATCAGGCAAAGTGAGAACGCTTGGCGGCTGCCGATTTCTCATTTTGGTTGATATAGCCGCCTCCGGTTTAGGCGGCCTTTTTATCCGCTACGACCTGTCCCAAAACCCACAGCAACATGGCAGGCGTGATGCCGTTTCCGAGACACCTAAGTCGGTCCAGCCAATAGGGACCCCCATCATCCACTCGACAAACGACGGGGCCGCGATGAGCCGAAACGGCGGCCTGGGCTCGCGGTCCTTCAAGCCGCAGGCCATTCCAATCAACCGGGCCGTCAGGTTGCCCGTGGATTGCCAGGTTTCCAGGCGGCGGCAGTATTGGCGCACGCGCTCGCCCTCGATGGCCACCGGGGTAGGCAACAAGGATAACTCGCTCACGCAGGTGCGGGGCACCAAAGGCTGCCGCTGCAAACACGTCCCATTCCGCATCATACCCGATCTCGGCCAGGTCCCCAAGTACGCGGTCGAGGCCCCGGCCGAGGAGCGCTTTGACGTTCTCCACGACCGCGTACCGGGGTCGTAGCTCGCGAAGGATTCGGGCGTATTCGGACCATAGCCCGGATCGCTTCCCCGTGATGCCCGCCCCTTTTCCTCCAACGCTGATGTCCTGGCAGGGGAAGCCGCCGATGACGATATCGACCCGTTTGGCGCTTTTGGCATGGACGTCCCTCACATCATGGAAGACAGGGACGCCCGGCCAGCGCCTTTCCAGCACGGCGCGGGCGAATGGATCACACTCACAAAACCAGGCATGAGAAAGACCGATCGCTTCGGCGGCGATGTCGCCCAATCCAGCCCCGCTAAACAAACTCCCGACATACAACTTGATCTCCTGAATGGGCCTCTTGGGGCTCTTTTCCGGGGCTCGCGGCCCTCAGGAGATTCATGGTCCCGCAGCGCGGGCACTTGATGGAGAGTTCTATGGCCTCTCCCTTGGCCAACAGACGATTACACGATCCGCAACGAATCTCCCTCATTTCCTTCTCTTTACAGGTTGCGCTCGCGCTGCTACGCCCTCGTCACCCTTGGTCCCCCAGGGGAGGGAGCAGCTGGCGCAAGCCGGTGGACCGGCGTTACCGCGCCGGGCCAGTGGGACGGTTGCCTCCGTCCCGCCTGCTCCACTTATGCCGCCTTGGGCAGCAGCATCTCACAAATCCGGTCCAACTCCGCATCCCGCTCGGCGATGAGGCCGCGAGCCACGGCCTCGAGGGTTTCCAGGGCGGCGTCGCTGGCGTCGGCAAGGGGCAGGGCGCGGGGCAAGGCTGGCTGGAGCCGGACGTAGCGGCTTCCCAGGAGCACCTCGCAGCCGTAGGCGGAAACGTCGGACTGGCCGTCGAACATGCAGCCGATCAGCGGCCGCGCCCACTGCGCCAGGCCCCATTTGCGGGCCTGGCTGTAGAGGTACGGCCGGTTGATGTCGCCGGTCCCCAGGGACGCCATGACCACCTGGTCCAGGCGGTCGGTCTTAGCCGCCTGGGGCAAGGCGAGCGCGGCCGGGTTGTTGGCGAAAAGGCCGCCGTCCACCAGCGTGACCGACTCGCCGGCCAGGGACGTGATGCGGGCCGGCGGGAAGTACGTCGGCGCGGCGCTGGTCGCCCGGCAGACGTCACGAAGGAAGTAGTTGCGCCGGGGCTCCCGGGCCTTGGCCGACTTGAACAACAGCGGTGCCCTGGCCCCGATGTCGTAGGCCGGCACGAGTAGCTCCACCGCGCAATCGGACAGCATCAAATCGCCGAAGACGCCGGCCAGGGCGGATTCGATTCCCTTGGCCCCGTACTGCGGCCCCCACAGCCCGAAACCGGTGGCCAGCCGGTGCCATAGGTTCTTCGAGAAAATGTCCTTGCCCCGCTGGCGGTAGAGCTCGGCCACGTCCTTGGCCGGGATGCCGGCGGCCGCGGCGCTGGCGATGATGCCGCCGGTGCTGGTGCCGGCGACCAGGTCGAAGAGTTGACCGGCCAACCGTCCGGCCCGGGCTTCGATCTCGGCCAGGACCAGGGCCGGGATCAGGCCCAAGATGCCGCCGCCGTCTATGGCCAGGAGTCGGCGTGTCATGACGTCACCCCCAGGATCTCATTGGCGCGGGCTTGGGTCAGAAGTCCTTTCGCCACGAGCAGTCCCACCCCTTGAATCGTGTCAGGATAGGTCAGGTCGATTTCCTGGGCCGCCTCAAAATCCTTCTGGACGGTTCTGACCTCCGGGTCCGTCACGGCCGCCGTTTCGATGGCTGTCCGCTCAGTGAATGTAAATCTTTTCCGGAAGGCTAGGTGAGTCATGGCCATTGGCTTGGTCACCGTGGGCACCGGGTTAGCCGCCCATGCCGTAACCTCGGCCCAAGAGGTGGGGAACTGGAGGACGTATTGCTTCCCGTCCACGGTCAAAGCCGCCGTCGGATAGCCAGGGAATGCCGGAATGGCGGCCACGGCCAGCTTGTGCTTGCTGATGATCCGCACGGTGTCCGATACCACCGTCACGGTCACGTCGTCGCCTTCGGGGATGGCCACGCCGAGGGAGGCCAGGAGGTCACGGGATTGCGCGACCATGGCGCTGTGCAACAGGATGATATCCATGGATTAACTCCAGCCCATTTGGGCATAAGTTTTTGTAACCACGGAACCGGCACCACCAGGAGCGCCAGTATAATTTGCTCCAGCTCCACTGGCTATTCCACCCAGCCCGCCATTGGTTCGGACCGTCCCGTTATTAGTATATGTGCCACCGCAAATGTTGGAGATGTGCCCGGCCCCCGAACCAGCGCCACCAAAACCCCAATACCCGGAAACCGTGCCCGTTATTGCCCCTCCGGGCGTTCCGTCAGACTGAACAACGGCACCGGACGCGATACTTTCGTTGCCACGGCAAATTTTGATCAAAACGCCGCCGGTTCCGTCACTGCCGGGCAATGGCGATCCACCGTAATCACCACGGACACCCCCACCGGGATTTCCAGCCGCTCCTGCCGCGCTATTCTGCCCGACGGCTTCGCCGGCCTTTCCGCCGTAGGGGCCGACTTCCGGCGAAGGAGTTGACACTGATCCAGAGTCAAAAGAGTAGGCTAGTCCATTGTTACATACCGCCCCAGAGGCTGGGCCACCGCCCCACGGCCACCCCCTTCCCCCGCCAGGAGCAAAGGCAGCACCGGAAGAGGTTTGACTGTAAGCTCCACCGGAGGCACCGCCACCCGTGCCACCATTAGACCCGGCACCTCCCGTATTTCCCGTGTAGCGTGCGTTCACACAACCGACGCCGTTTCCACCAAGTCCGCACCCCGCAGCAGACAGCAAAGTCACAGAGCCCGGCGTAATCACAGCCCGGCAGTCTGCCACGTCAGAGTCCGGGAAAGCCCAAAATACGGGGTCACCGATCCAAATACCATTATCACGGATGTATTTGAGGACATCCTGTGGATTGATACGTGAGGCCGAAAGCCGCACCGAAAAGGGGATGGTAAAATCAACTACAGGCCAGTTGGAAGCGCCTTTGGCTCCTTTTCCGGTCATGGAGATACCGCCGGAAGCGCCGATTGTGATGGAGTCACAGAGGATCATTAATCCCCGGCAACGATTCGTCACCGACAGGAGGGCGTTAACCGTCAGGTTACCAAAACGAACGACCTTTACTGGTCCGTCTTTCACCGTATCTATGTTGGTGGCCGTGGAAATTGTCACGTCTCCAAGGGACGGATAAAGGCTGAACAGTGGCGCGGCAAGAGAACCCGCCGGGGCGACGGAGATGTTTTGGGTCCAGGCCGCCCCTTGTACCTGGCTCGGCAATTTGTAGTCGAATGCAGATTGCGGCATTTTGGCCCCCTTAAAAGTCGCCGCCAAAGGCGATGACGGTCACGGTCTTGGCGGCAGTCACAGCCACGGCCGCTGAGACTTTAAGAGTGGTTCCGGCGGCCAGAACCATGGCCGCGTTGCCGTTCAGGGTGGCCAAGCCTTCTTGCCAGGGGGTGGACCCGGCCCCGGACCCGGCCGGGACGGCAACTTGGCCGATAAAGTGGTCCATGCCGCCTACGGTCAGGTAGAAGTTGAGGTTGGCCGAGGACGTGTCGTCGGAGCAGATGTGCAGGGAGTCCAAGCGCGTTCCGTTCTCTCCGGCGGTCATGATGGTCTTTTTGTTGGTCGAGTCGGCGTTGACGATGGTGGCCGGCGGGTTAACCGGGACGCCAGGGTGGATCGGGTTGGTATTGGCGGCCATGGTGCTTGCCTCCTAGAAGCCGTTGAAATTGATCTTTTGCAAAATGGAAAAGCTGCCGCCCACAGCAGATTGCGGCGCGTTATCCGGGTCCTGGCCTATCCACACCTCAGCCAAGCCGGCGTCCACCGCCACTCCCGACACCGTGACCACCACCCGGCCGGCCTGGGCGTCATGGACGGCGCTCTCGACGTAACCGATGCCGGATGTCGTCTGGATCAGCCTCAATCGACGGCGGAGTTTATAGGGCAGCGCCGCTGCTTCCGGGCCTATGATGGCGATCTGTGTCGCGGAGAGACGTGCCACGGGCAGCGTCTCAGGGAGCCAGCTTCCAGCCTGGTTGGCCGCTGCCCTGGCCATGTCCACCAAGTCGACCGCCGTCGATATCGCCGTGGCCGTATCGTTCAGAGCGCGGGGAAACTCATCTTCGTAGCCGTCATCCCCCATGCCGTGCGGGTTGGTCAGGGCATTGTAGCCATTACTGTTGTACTGGCGCAGACGCGCCAGCGCTTCGGTCAAGGCGCTCATAGAGGTGCCCTCCAGGCAACTTCCTTGATTTCAAAAGCCATGTTGGTCATGCCGACAAAGGGAAAATCGAGCGATGTCAGACTGCGCAGATGCCCGAGAAAGGACCGCTGCTGGAGCAGCAAAGGGTTGCCCGGGTCCCAGCAGAAAAAGAGGTCCTTATCGATGCCGGCCCGGCGCTGGAGCGCCATGGCCTGATTGACGCCCTCGACCAGATCCATGTTGTCAAAGGAGATGGTGACCACGCGCCGAGGCTCGCGGCGGTCATACTCCTCGTGGCCGTCCAGGGCCTGATCGACCAGCGTATCCGTTTCATGGGAGAGCCCGGCCCCGAGGGTGAAATTCCACTGCGGCAGCCAGCCCGGAGCCATGTAGACCCGGGCCACGTCGAGGTAGCCCTTGGCGTTGGTGGGGTTGGACAGCGCGATGCGCCACCACCGATAGCGGAGGTGGCTCGGCAGAATGTGGATGGCGTTTCGGGGGTAGAGGTCGATATCCTCGGCCGCGACGCGGCCGCCCCAGAAGTTCGAATCGCCCCAGCGCAGGTCCCTCCAGGAAAATACCCTGGGAAACGCGGGCAGGTCGCCGGAATCGTAACGCAGGTCCATGCGCCCGGCGTCGCCGTAGGCGGTCACGCGCCAGCGGCCGTCGAGGTCCATGGTATGAGAGCAGACCACAATGATGCGCACGGCATCGGCGCGGCTCATCTCCACGTCCATGATCGTGGCCAAAGGATCGCAACTGGCCGTGCGGGCTACCCTGGCCAGGACCTGGTCCTGGACCGCCTCCAGACCGATCTGCCAATCGCCGCCGGAAAGCACGGCCGCATCGGCCCGGTTCGGGAAGGCCAAAAACCCCTTAGCCATAGAGGTCCGCCTCCACCACGTGCTGTTCGAAATCCGGAGCCAGGCCGAGGACGGTAAAGAGCTTGCCGGCGGACAGGCCAAAGCGGGGGACGGTCAGTCGCACCACATCCCCGAGGTTCAGGGCCAGGCCGTAACGGGGCCGCAACCGCACCCGGAACCGCTGGCGTCGCACCTCGTAGAGCGCCAGCAGACTGGCCGCTTCGGCCTGGGCCGCCGCTACGTCCACGAGCAGAGTCTCGACGGAGATGTCCGGCGACAGGGGGTGGACGTCCCGGATCGTCGCGTCCTCGGCCACGGCCGTGCGGGTGCTTTCCGCCAGCCAGGCCCGGCGAGCGTCCGCGACGCCTCCGGCCAGGTCGTTGTCGCGCTGCACGCTCCAGTTACGGCCGTAGGTCAGCGAGACCCGGTAGGCAGGCACGCCGTTGCCATCATCGTTGGCCGGGATCTGTTCGATGCCGCCGTCGTCGCCGGCCAGGATCTCGACAGGCGTCAACTCCATCGCCGGATCGCCGGCCGGGGCCGCGAACCGGCCGACCCGCACAACGCCGAACCGGTCGAAGGTCCACCACGCGCCAATGGATCGGGCCAGCTGGTCTAGGGCCTGGTCCATGTCCGTGGAGTCGCCGGCAGCGATGTAAAGCCCCACCTCCGCCGCATTGGCGGCGGCCAGGGCCGCGAAGTCGGCGGCGGACAGATCCGCGCTGCCATAGCCGGCCCGAGTGCGCAGGATGCGTTCCATGATGCCGGCCACGGTCGACACGTAGCCGCCCGATGCGTCGCCGCGCACGTCGGCGGTCACGGCCCCGGCCGGTTTCGACCAGAGGCGAAATATTCCCGAGCCCAGACAGGTCGCATACTGGCCGGCGGCAAAGGTCGCGGCCTGAAGCGCTGCCACGGTCTGGTAATCGGTCGTGGCCGCCAGGGCCAAGCCCTTGTCGTAGACGGTCTCGATGGCGGCGATGGGACCGTCGTGGACCTGATAAATAAGGGTCGAGGCGTTGACCTGGATGGTGGGCACGTTGAGGCAGTGTCCAAAGCACAAGGGCTTCTCTCTGCCCTTGAGATTGGCGTCGCCCTCCACGCCGGTCGGGCCGCTGTTGGTGCCGGCGTACAGGTTGGTCTGGATCGGCTTTTCGAGTTCCGCCCGCCGGTCGCGGATGTTGAGGATGGCACGTTTCCAGCCGAGTTCCAGGGATTCAATCACCCCGGTCATGATGGTCTCGGCCGTGTCCACCCGGAAATCCGGAGCATAGCGCAAGGTAAACGTGCGTCCGTCTAGGGCAAAGCCATCCAGGCAGTCCAAGCTGCCGGACAGGGCCACCAGCTCGATTTCCCCAATCGAAATATCTCCGGCCCCGCCCGTGACCCCATCTTTGAAGACCCCGGCCTCGAAGGATGCCGGCACGGCAAGGAGCGGCGCGTAATAGGCATTGCCTGGGGTGTCGTCCGGAGCCGTGGTCAGGCCTCCGGTCGAATACCGCAACGTGGCCAAGCGGCCGTTGGGGATGTCCCAGGCCTCGACTTCGAGCAGGTACATCAGCGCGCCCTCCGGGCCAGACGGTCCACGGACCGGGCCAGCTTGCGGGTTGCGGACCGCTGGGCCTCCAGACCGGTGGCCAGAGCTCGGTAGCCCTGGCCATCCAGGCGCATCTGGGCGTCCAGGCGGCGCTCGATGCCGGCGGTGTCCACGCGGCTCGTGTTGCCGCCCTCGACCAGCCACTCCAGGATGCGTGTGTGCTTGGCGTCGATGACGCGCTCCCCATCCATGAGTTTGGCCGGAATGCTGTCCACGCCCGGGACGCCGCCCCGGGCCAGGCCGCCCTCGGAAAAGCCCACCCATTGCCAGTTGCCGTCCTCGTCCACTTCCAGCCCGCCCGTGGAACCGGACCACTCAAAACCCGCACCCGTGCTCTCCCCGGCATCGGAACTCGTGGAGCCGCCCAGGCCGGCCAGCAACGAGGCGGCGGCATCGGCCTGGGCCGCGTTGGCGGCGGCGATGGAATCGGCGTAGGCGCTGGAGAAGCTCGAATTGTTGATGGCCCCGACGACAGCGCTAATGCCGTCGCCGACCAAGTTGCCGAGGGTGCCCAGGTTGGTGTTGACCAGGGTGAGCTGGTTCACCTGGAGCTGCAAAATGGCGATCTCGTTATTGAGCGCGTCGAGCTGCGCCTGCGCCTGGTCGACCTGGGTCTGGGCGTAGTTTTCCAGGCTGGCCAAGGTTTCGTCCGCGTGATTGAAGTCCGCGTAATACTGCTCGGAACTCGCCCAATAGTCGCGGGAGGCCTGCAAGAAATCCTTGGTGATGTCGGGCAGCTCGGCCATGGCCTTTGCGTCGCCGGCCCGGGCCTTAGCGGCGGTCTGGTCGAATAGCGTCTTTTTCTGCTCGTAGATTTCCTTGGGCGATAAATCGCTCAAGTCCGCATCGAGCTTGATTTCCTTGCGCAGGTCCTTGATGGACGCCAGGAAATCCGACCACATATCCAGGGTGTTCTGGATGGCGTCGCGCTGGGAGCCCAGCGCCTTGATCTGGTCGTTGATGCCGTCGATCACGGTCTGGTTGGTGTCATCCCAGGCCTGTGCGGCGTTTTTCAGGGAGCCGTCCCAGGCCTCGACCCATTGCGCCGTGTTGTCCCAGGCTTTGAGCTGGTCGGCGCTCATCGGCCCGGATTCCATGGCGGTACGGTACGAAGCCCAGAAGTTTTCCAGGGAGACGCCCGAGGCGTTGAGCGCGCCGATGGCCTCGCCCGCGCCCTCGGCATAGTATTGCATGAGGCGCGTGGCCTGCTCGGTGCTGCTGTAGGCGTTGGTGAAATAGCGGTTGAATGCGCTTTGGGCGGCATCGGTGGAGCCGAACGCCTCCACGATCTCGCTGGCGTACTGCGCCAGGGCGAGCTGGCGCAGCTGCTCGTTGGTGGCCTGCACCTCCTCGCCCGTGGCGGCGGCTTGCGCCTGCATGTCCTTGAGCGAGGCCAGGGTGTCGGCGTCGAGCACGCCGGCCAGGGCTTCGAAGTCCATGCCGGCGCTCGATGCCGAATCCCCGGCCGCCAGCATCTTGTCCACGAGCCCGGAAATGTAGTCCTCGCCAGCCAGGGATTCGAGGGAAAGGCCCATTTGCTTGGTGGTCGTGCCCACGGTGGTCATGGCCGACCCCAGTCGGTCGATCTGGTCAATCCAGTATTCGTTTTCTTTGGCGATGGCGGAAATGGCGTCCGTCAGGCCGGCGTCGGCTAACACCTTGCCGACTTTCGCGTTACTGACGTTGCGATAGAAGTCCTCTTCCTGGCCGGGAGCGACGTCCCAACTTGGAAAAGAAAAGTTGGAAAGACTCTCCTCGGCCGAAGAAACGCCAAGCGCTTTGAACGCGCTCTTGATGCCCACGGTGTAGGCACTCATGGCGTCGTTGACGGCGGAAGTGGTCTCGGCGTCCGCCGGGCCTGTTTCGGTGATGCCATGAGATACCGAGGAAGAGCCGAACATGCCCGAGGTGGTGGTGCGGGTGTACTGTGTGCCCGTGACTGTGTTGCTGTCGCCGGACACGCCGATACGCATGCCCGAGCCCGTCACCTCGGTCTTGGTCGAGGAACCTCCGAGCAGGCCCCCGATAAGCCCGCCGACCGCGCCACCGATGGGACCGAGCAGCGAGCCAATGGCCGTGCCGGCCAGGGAGGTGGCCGCGGCGACCCCCGCCCCGGCCAGCCCGCCGACCGCGCCGCCGATCGTGCCGGTCATGGAGTCCCCGGAGTTGAACAAGGAGCCGATGCCGGCCCCGGCCAGGGTTCCACCGGCCAGAGAACCGACCGTGGACAAGGTGGACGAGCCACTGCTCACCCATCCGGTCATGTTCTTGCCTTCGAAGACGCCACCCGGCCCGGTGAGCTTCGAAGCGTCCAGGGCGGACAAAGTCGAATCGCTCAAGGTCGAAGATTTGGACAATATACCGGTGAGGTTGCCGGCGGAGTCGAACTGGTACTGCTCGCCGCTGCCCGAGCCTTTACCGGTCAGGGCGCTGGCGAGGCTCGACCCGGAAGATGACGTGCCCGACCCCACGAAGCTCTCGACAACAGGGACGATGACGTAGTTTTCCAGCGCATAGGCGATCATCTTCTGTACGATCGTCATGAGGTAGTCGAGCATCGAATTCATGGCGTCTTTGAAGGCGTCGGCCATGGAGCTGCTGCCCGTAACCCATGCCTTGAACGCATCCGTGGCTCCGGCAGCGATGTCGCTGGAAAGATCGTGGACGCCGGACGCGATCTCCTTGGAGAGCGAAACCCAGGAATCGCGCTGGCGAGTGGCATCGTCCTTGTAGAGGCCGAATTCGAGGGAAAGCGCGTCCTTGAGGGTCGAGAGGAAATCCGTCTCGTATTCCAGGCGGGCTTCGATCTCCTGCTTGCGCAGTTCCGAGCGCTTCTTGGCGGCGTAGGCCTCGTAGGCCGTCTCGGAATCGCAGTTGTCCTTGACCCGTTTGAGGTTCTCGTCGAGGAGTTTCCATTGGATATCCCAAAACTCTTGCGACACACCGGACAATTCTGCCAGAGAGCTGTGTTTGGCCTCCAAGGTTTTTAAAGAGTTCAATGTTTCTTGGTTGGCAAGCTCCTCTGACCTTCTGCGCTCGTTTTCGGCCCAATCGGCACGCGCAGCGTCCAGGTTTCCCCCGGCTTCAACCTGTTTTCTGATAGCCTCTGCCTCCGCTTGATAGCGCCCTTCGATTTCCCTGATCTGATTGGCGCTAGAGGCATCAATCGCGGTTTTTTCGCCACCGAAGATCAGGTCCGGGTCGCCGGTCAGGCGTCCGAGCTCCTTGAGTGTGGCGGCGGCCGTGTCCATGGCCTTGCCCCAGGCCTTGATTTCGGCGATCTGCTTTTCGAGCGCCCGGGCCTCTTCGAGCTTGGCCAGGGCCGCCTGGTAATCGGCCACGTCGCCCTTGGCCCCGATCATGGCCTTGCGGATGGTTGCGCCGAGCTGGTCGTACCTGCAATCCACCTTGGCCAGGTCGGCGGCCAGGCTGTCGCCGCCGAGCTGCGCGGCCAGGGCGTCGACCTGGTTTTCGGCGGATTGCAGGTAGGAGGCCCCTTGGGATTCAAAACGAGCCATGGCGTTGGCAGCGCTCGCCGTTTTTTTCCCTGCCGCGTCAACCTTGACGTTGTACTGGTCCCACAATCCATCCAAGGCCTTTTTAAGGTCGGCTACAGCTTCTGGTCCGTCGCCATACTTGCCGGCATTGAAATCCGCCTCCAAGTTCCAAACGCCACTTGCATAATCGCGGTAAGCCTTGTCTGTCGCGTCGTGGCCTCCTTTACTCCACGTATCGGCGACGAGTTTGCCCCTAGCATATTCCGGCGCGGCCTTGGCCAGCTCGTCACGCTGTTTTTTCAACTCCCTGTAGGCGATGGTCGCGTCCTGAAGATCAGTATCGAGGCTGCCGATTTCTCGGGAAAGGTCGTTCTTTTCCCGCATGTCAAGATTTGGATCAGTCAGCTTGCTTTCCGCCGCCGCCTTGCGGCCAGATAAAGTATTGACGGCGTTGTCCAGCTTGTACTGTTCGTTTTCCAGGTTCCTGGCCTTGACTTCGGCCGTGCCCTTGATGAGGTCCTGGATGTAGGCCTTGGCCTGGACGAGCTGGGAGTTGTCCACGTTGGCCACGACGTTGACCACCCAGGTCTTCCCGGTCAGTTCCTTGATCTGGTCCTCGAACCATTTGAGCTTGGCCCGCAGCTGGTCGACCGTTTCGCCCGAGGGGCCGAAGTCCACCTGGTGGGTCTGGACGTTGACCAGCGCCTCGGACAGCCCCTGCGCTTGGTCCTTGAGGTCCTTGATCCAGGTCGCCTTGCGCGCATCCAGGGCCTCGAGCTGTTTTTTGAGGCTGTCCAGGTCGTTGGTCCACGTGGCGAACGGGGACAGATCGCCCTTGGCCTCGGCCATGAGCGACCGCACCGTCACCGAGACCTGCTCGATGTTGTGGGTCAGGTTCTTGTTGAAGGCGGTGCCGATCTTCTCGATGAAGCTCACGAGCCCGGTCAACGCCGGGGAGTTGGAGAGCTCCAGGAAGGAATTTTGGAGGCGCTCGGCGTTGGCCTGGGCCGTGTCGGCCGTGGCCTGCCAGCCGTCGCCGAAGCGCTCAAGTTGTGTGGCCAGCTTGGGAATGAACTCCGTGGAAACGACCTCGCCGTTTTCCATCATCTTCTGGAAGGCGGCCGTGGTCACGCCCAGGGCGTCCGCGCCCATCTTGAGCGCGCCCGGGATGCGCTCGGCGAACTGCTGCCGGTATTCCTCGGCCTGCACCGTGCCCTTGGACAGCATTTGTTCCAGGGCGAGCAGCGCGCCGGCCACGTCCTGGGAGGAGCCGCCGACCTTGGTCAGGGCCGCCGTGACCGCCTCGAAGGTCCGCTGCTGGTTGGCCGTGGACAGGCCCACCGCATCGGCCGCGGCCGCGAACTTCTTGTAGGAGCCGGCGACGTCGAGGAGGCTTTTGCCGAAGGCGTCGGCCATGGACGCGGCGTAGCGGAGCTGCTCCGCGGCGGCATCCTTGAACACCGCCTGATAGGTTGCCCCCAACTGCTCCATGGCCATGGCCGCGCCCACGACCTGGTTGGCAAAGGAAATGACCTGGTCGACGCCGAACGCGGCGACAAGGATCGGGACGAGCTGGGCGGCCAGGGCGCGGATGTCGGAAAGGTTCGCGCCGAGCGCCTCGGCCTGCGCCCTGGCTTCGGCCGCGCCGCCGCCCAGGTTGCGCATGGCCGTGTTGCCGGCCTTGCCCCCGGCTTCGGCTTCGCTGCCGGCTTTCTTGATCTCCGCGCCGGCCGTGGCCATGGCCGCGCCGGCCTCGTCGCCGGCCTTCTTGGCCGTGGTCCCCATGGCGTCCAGGGCCTGCGTCGCCTTGGTGACCGGCTGCGTCACCGCGCTGGCGTCGAGCTTGAGCGCGCCATTCAGATCGACGGCCTGCCCCTTGGCCTTCAGGGAATCCAGGTCCTGCGCGGTTTCCTGGATTCCCCGACGGCCCGAAGCATTGTCGGCCTCGATGACGATGCGGACGCGGTTTTCTGGAGTGGTCATGGCTTAAAACAGTCGCAGATGGCTTTGGTAATAGAGTTCCAGCTGTTGGCGTTGGTAATGGAGCTCCAGGATGCCCAGGTCGATCCACGTCTGTTCGTCCAGGTCGTCCTGCCCGAAGGGGTAGCCGCCCAGACGCTTGATGCGCAGATAGATCAAGTGGCTCACGTAGGGGCTGCGGGCGGCCAGGCGCTTGTCACAGCCGGCGCAGGCCGCCCGCAGCCACGGGCCGTTGGCCTCTACGCACTCGGCAAGGGGCTGGTCTGGTCCTGTGCATCCGTCGAAGTGTCGTCGAATAACGGATTCGAAGGGTCCTCGCCGAAGTCCTCCACGACTTCGAAGTTGTTTTCCTCGTCCGGGGAGACGGTGGAGTTGATGACCCGACGGCCCACGGCGGCCAGGAAGTCCGGCCGGTGCTTTTCGATCAGCGACTTCCAGGTCGGATCGTAGGCCGGGTCGCCCTGGTCCGAGCTGATGATCTGGCCGGCTTCATTGGCCAGGCAGCCTTTCTTGAACCCCGTCAGCAGGCGTTTCCCCAGGGCGGTTTGCTCCTGGAAGGTGTTGGCCTTGGACAGCACCTTGTTGCCTTTGTGCTTGATGATGGACTTCTGGTAGGCGTCCCGTTCGGCCTGGACGGGCATGCGGTAGTAAAATTCCAGGAGCGCCCCGGAGATTTTGTCCTTGATCTCCAGGATGTTCTTGCCTCCCAGAACAAAGGGTTGCGTCACTTCCGACATACAGGCTCCTTTTCAGGCTTGGGGTTACAGGATGGTCAAACGCCATTCGTCGTCGCCCGCGTCGCGGTGGGCGTTGGCGATGTAGCTGGCGGTGTAGGCGGCGATGCCCGAACGCTCGGCGTGCTTGAGGCCGTCGTATTGGGCGGCGGGCAGCTCGATGCGAAGCCGGTTGCCCGGGTTGCTGCCGAACAGCGTGGCGATGCGCGAGGTCTCGGCGGCCTCCCACTTGGCCCAGGGGTTGAAGTTGGCCAGGGCGTCCATTTCCGGGTTGACCGTGCCCGTGGCCTCGCGGCCGGTGATGAGCACGCCCACCATGCCGTCCGCGGCGTTGGCGTCCAGGCGGTCCACGATGGTGTTGCCCATGGCGTAGGTGAGCTCGGTGACCACCGGCCGGTAGTCGTCGATAACGAGATTGGCCCCCATGAACATGGGCGGCTTGTGCTTCACGTATTCCGGGTCCGGGAGGTTCGCGACGTCGGCCGGATCGGTCCACAGGCCGGTCATGGTGAATTCGAACAGCGGGTACTTGTTGACCGCGCAGTTCATCGTGAAGGTGCCGCGCGCGCCGACCACGGTGTAGAGGATTTTGTTTTTGTAGAAGAGTACGGACGTGGAATCCTGGTCCACGGGGTCTGCCGTGATCGGCCGGTATTCGATGCCGGGCGCGACGGCGGTCACGTCGGCGGTGACGTTGGACGAACCGCCGGTGATCTGCTCGGCCTGGAAGACGCCGACCACCGTCTTGAGCACCAGCGTGTCCTTGCCGTCGATGTGATGCACCACCCCGGTGGCGTGGGACGTGGCCCCGGTGACTGTTTCGCCAAGCAGGACCCCGGTCACGCTGTTCACCGTCAGCCGCACCACGTCGGTGCGCTGGGTGCCGCAGGCCAGCAGCAGCGGCTCGCAGTCCGGCGGCAGCACCTTGCCGGCCCCGTCCAGGCCGCCGCCGCGCGCCTCGACCTGGGTCTTGAAGACGATCTTCTTGACCCCGATGACCGCGCCGGCCGGGGAAAACGTGCGGCGCACCACGTCGCGCTTGACCTTCTCGCCCGTGGGCTCCACGTCCACGCCGTTGTTGACCAGGACGCCGTTTTTGGCCTCCATGGCCGGCAACGTGGCGTATTGCTCTTCCAACTTGGCCATGACCACGGCCTTGCGGGTCAATTGCACTTGCTGTTCTTGCTGTTCGGGCATGTGCCATTCTCCTTATTCGCCGAGCATATAGGGCTGGGCGATCTCGAAAACCGCGTAGCAGGCGGTCATGTCCTGGCGGGACAGGAAGGTTTCCTGGCGCTTGAGCAGCGCCGGCATGTCCGGGAAAATCTCCTTGCCGTGCAGGAGCTGGCGCACCGCGCCCAGGAGCCGGTACGCCCCGGACGCGCCGGACCGGGCGTCGGCCTCGGCCCGCAGTGAGCGGTCGCAGACGAAGACGAAGTAGGCTCCCCGGTCGACCTGCCGCTGGCCCAGGTCCGCGATGACCGAACCGGCGTAGACCACCAGCAGCGCCGGCAGGTTGGGCAGGAGCCGTTGCAAGGCTTCGGGCTCCAGGTCGTCGCCGTAGGTCTTGATTTGGCGCACGCCGTGGCTTTCCCGCAGCGGTTCCAGGGCGGCCACCAGCGCCGCTTCCATCTCGTGGATTTCAACCATTGGCCTCTCCCAGGTAGTCGAGGAGAGTTTCCCCGATGCCGTTCCAGTCTTCGGCGCTTATGCCCATGTAGGGACGCGCCGGGATGCGAACCACCTTGACCGTGCGCGCCTTGCCGTCCGCGCCCCGAAAGAAAAGCGCCTTGGCCGCCTTGGGGCGAATCTCGCCGCCCTCCTGGTGGATGCGCGCATACCGGAGCGAGGGGCCGCTCGGGCCGATCTCCACCCGGTCGGGCGAAGCCTCGTAGACGATGCCGGACATGAGCGCCCCGGTATCGACCAGGGTCTGGCCGCCCTGGAGTTTGGCCCGCAGGCTCGGCTTCCAGCGCTGGCCGTCCGGGCCGTGCCCCAGCTCGAAGTTTTCCTGGATGCTGCACCCCATCAGCCTGCCGATCAGGGACATGGCCGGCGTCATGTCGTCGAGGCGCGCAAGGAGCCTGCCCAGGAAGCCGGCCGCCGGCGCGACGACCACTTCGATGCGAAAATCCATCACGGCACCCTTTTCCAGAAAGCGTCCCCGAAGCGCGGCACGCCGCCCGATGCGGTCAGGCCGCTGTCTCCCGGAACCACGGGGTCGCTACCGATGGACCCCGGCAGTTTGAGCGTGCCGGCGGCGAACTGTTCCAGGAGGGCGACGGCACCGTTGTAGTCAGAGGCCACGGGCTTGATAATGTCCCCGAGGTTGGGGCGGCGCTGGTAGAGCCGGTAGCGCGCGATCCGGGCGGCGAGCTGCCGGACGATGCGCGGCGGCACGGCCAGCGGCACGTCCGCCACTCCGGCCAGGTGCGCATCCACTTCCTGGGATGCCTGGTCGAAAACGTCGGCCAGGACCTGGGCCACGGCCGGGTCGGACAAGTCGGCCGCCGTGCCGGCGTCGTTGGTCAGGTCCAGGATGTCGCGTTCCTGGATGAGCGCCCGGAGGTCCTCGAGGGTGATGTAGGCCATGGCGCACCTCCGTCAGGCCACGACCACGGCCTTGCACACGGCGCGAGGCACCGGGGCCGGCAGCGGCTTGGATTCGCCCACGATGCGCATCTCGGACGGGTCTTCGAGCCGGATGGGCTTGGAAAAGAACGGCAGGGGCTGCAAGTTGGCGTCGAGGTCGTCGATGGCCCCGTAAAAGAAGGCGTTGGAGTCGGCGACGACTGCCCGGATTTCCATTTCCGGGATTTTGGGCGTGGCCGCGCCGGTTTCCGGGTCCTTGTAGGTCTCGGCCATCTTGGCCACGACCAGGCCGCCCACGTTGATGCCGCGTTCGTCCCAGGCCACGGACACCTTGGCCGTGGAGCCGAACGCCTGGACCAGCCCGAGTAAGGCGGCATAGGCCTTCCTACCGGCCAGGAAACGGATGGAGCCGGCGACCTCCTCCTGGAGCAGCGTGGCCATGTCGTCGAGCTGGGTGTAGACGTCGGTCAACTTCATGCCGGCCGTATTCCACGTCTTTTCCGGGGCGTAGGTCTGGATGGCGCTGCCGTAGGACACCCGGTAGCGGGCGAAGGCACCGTTCGAGAGCAGCATGGGGTAGTTGATCTCGCCGTTAAACTGCGCCTGTGCGGCCAAGGCCTCGATGCTGCGGCGAATGCTCGCGCGCAGGGCCAGCGTCTTGCGGGCGGCCCAGCGTTCCTTGGACACTTCCCCCATGAGCTTGAAGTTGTTGAGCTCCACGGCCGTCACCGGGACGTGGGCGCGCACGGGCAGCGGCTCGATGTAGTCGGCGCGCATGGACTCGGTGACGATGGGCTGGCTGGGCGCGCCGCGCTGCACCACGGGAATGACGTTGGCGATGCCCCGCACCTCGGCTACGGGGATGACCGGCGAATCGTGCTCGATGCGCACGGCCGGAGGGAAGCAGGTGTCGTAGACCGTGGTGACCAGCGGCGGCGCGGTCTCGATGGTCTTGCGGATGGCGGCCAGCGTGAAAAGCCGGCGGATGTTGACGTACAGGGACATGGAACCTCCGAGGGCGGCCTACAGGGGCCAGACGCCCATCCGTTCGAGTTGCGCCAGGGAAGTGGCGTCGGCCGGGGCGTCGCCCACCAGCAGGGCGGCCCGCATCACGGGGCCGGACACGCAAACCAGGCCCACGGCATCGGCCGCGGCATCCGCGTCGCGCGTCAGCACGCCGGCCGGGACATGGGTCGCGGTGACCACGATGGCGGCCGCATTGGCCGGCGCGGCGTTGAAATGCACCTTGAACCGGCCCGACGGGTAATCGACCTTGCCCGTGCCGCCGGCGGAACCGGTCAGGGTGCCGAAGCCGTCGTCGGCAAAGGCCTCCACGCCGTCGGTCACGGCGATGCCGGGTTCCACCGGGCCGAGGGTTCCCGAGAAGTCCTTGGCGGCCCCGTCTCCGCTCCCCACGGTTTCGGCCAGGTCCTCGCCGTAGGCATGCACTTGGCCGGTCTTGTCGCGTGCGACGAGCAGGCCGGCGGCCAGTTCTCCCGCGTCCGGACGCAATGGCCAGGACCGGAGCATGACCGGATGGCCGCCGGCCGTGACCTTCTTTTCGACCAGGTCCAGGGACCCGAGATTCGCGTTGTGGTTCGTCACGGCCGCCTCCTAGAACTTGGCGGCCATGCTGCCGCTGTCGGATTCCTTGTTGCCGCCGCCCCCGGCGGGAGCGGTGAATTCCCGGGTCAGGCCGTTATCCGGCCGACCTTCCAACTCGCGCCAGTAGGCTTCCTCGTGGCCGACCTTCTCGGTCTTGCCGTCGCCGGCGGCGAGTTCGATCTCGCCCCCGGCGCTCCCCAGGGCGGCGGCGAAGGCCAGCACCTTGGCCCGCTCCCCGGGCAGGGCCTTGCCGGCGGCCACCAGTGCCTCGAAACGGCCTTCCCGGCCCTTGGCGGTCTGTTCGCCCTTGAAGGCGGCGAACTCCTTGACCGCCTTGTCCCGGGCTTCCTCGGTCGCCTCGAGCTTGCGGGTCAGCTCGTCGATCCGGGTCGCCAGCTCCTTGGCCTTGCCTTCGCCGGCCTTCTCGGCCGTAAGCCGGGTGATTTCCTCCCGGGCCTTGCGCAAGGCCTCCTTGACGTCGGCAAGCTCCTGCCGCAGCCGCGCCAGTTCATCCATGTCCGCCTCCTTGGCGAATTCGAAGGTGATTCCATCCTCGGCCCCGGCCAGCCGGACCTCCTTGAGGCCCGGTATGGCCGGCTGGGCCGCCCCCAACAGGCCCACATGCCAAAGCCGCCACCCCCGGGCGAACTTGGCCGAAACATTGCGGTAGCGCCCCTGGTCCACGGCCTCGCGCACCGGGTCCGGGACGTCGCCGAAGCGGGCCAGCAGCACGTCGCCGTCGCGTTTGACGTCGGCGAGCCAGCCGTAGGCCGGGTCGTCGAGCTTGGGATGCCCGAGCACCAGCGGCACGCGGCGGTCGGCCGGGTCGAAGGAGGTCACGGCCGTTTCCAGGTCGTCGCGGGTGATGGTGACCGCCTCGCCGGACAGGGCCGTGTACGGGCCGCCGGCGCGGGCGATCTCGATCCATTTGGTGAGCGCTGCCATGGCCCTGGTTATGCCCGAGGGGGCGAGGACGCAGGAGCGCGCTACGGACGCGCACGGACACAAATGCGACAATGCCCCGCGCTTTGGGGGAGAGGTGGGATAATCCCGGGATAATCCTAGGTCTAAAATAGGTCTAAGATTCGGCGAGGCAGCCGCCGAAGCGGGAGGAGGCCGGGGCGGACGGGGGAGCGGTCCCGGTGCAGGGACGGGATCAGGCGGTCAAAAGAGGTCTAAGACCTCGTGGGCGCTTGACCGTGTCATAGCGCATGACTACACAGGGCATATGAGGATGTAACGACGCGGCCGAGCCCCGGCGAGGGGGATCGATAGGCGCGCCGGCCGCTCAAGGAGCCTCGCCCTCCTTGAGTTCCTCGCGAAAGACCAGTGTCCCCACCCTCTGTGCTTCCAGGTATTCGAGCATCCTGGCTTCCGACGCGGCGGTCACCTTTGGCGTGAACGCCGTCGCGGCTTGCCACTGCCGTCCTCGCACGAGGTTGAACACCGAAAAACCGCCGATGCGCTTGCCGTCCAGGCTGAACAAGCGCAACAGCCGCAAGGTGTCCACGGGTTTTCCCGAGACCTCGGCAGGCACTTGCCACACCTCGTAAGGGTTGCGGATGGTTTGGGCCAAGAGCCGGACGTAGGGAGCACGGCCCGACTTGTCGACCTTCCACTGCCCGTTGCCCTTGTCGATGAAAAATCCCTTGCCGACCACCATGGGCAGTTCCACGCCGGGCAAGATAACGACCTTGGCCCCCTCGATGTCGGTTATCCCGAAATCGGACAAGAACGCCTGGACGTAGCGCTCCGGGGCCAGTCCCGCCGGCAGGATGTCCGCCGCGTCCACGCGCAGCACGTGGCGGGGATCGAGCCCGGCCAGCGGCGGCCGACAGGGATCGTCGGCAAAGGCCAGGCCGCCTCGGCAGATGGCCCGTGTGACAAGCGGCTTGATCTCCTCGGCCAGAGGGCCGGGCGTCAGCGACTCCAGCCAGTCCTCTCCCACATTGGTTGCAAAACCCTGGTCCGGGACGATGCGCACCGGCCCGGAAGCCGTGTCGATCTCCTCCGGGATGTCCTCCTCGACGGTCAGGCTCCGGTCTTCGACCTGGCGGCGGGTGAGCGCCTTGACCGAACAGCGGCAATTGAAACCGTTGGGCGGATACCACGTCTTCCAGAAGGGATGCTCGGCCGGGTAAATCTTGCCGGAAAGCGCCCGGTGGGCCGGCCGGGTGCGGCCGTCGTTGACGGCCGAATACTGCCAATACGGGAAGGTATCCCGCATGGCCCACATCTCTTTATATCGGCCGGCCATGTAGGCGGACTGGACGTTTGTGCGAAAGATCGTCTCCAGGCGGAGCGGCCGCTCGCCCGTGAAGCCGGCCGCGTCCAGGGCTTGGCTGACGCTCGCTTTCCATTCCTTGAGGGGTGTGCCTTTCTCCAACGCCTCGATCATGGAACGGTGTACGATCTCGACCAAGTCGACACTGGCCAAACCTGAAACGGTGAAGGCCCGGGCCTTCACCGCGTCGGAGAGTTGGTCGAACTGGGCGCGGGTGACGGGAACTTTATCGCGCAGAAACTGGATGGCCTCGGTGGGCCGTACCGGTGTGAAGGCGATGGGCGACGGCCTATCCGACATTGCCGGTCTCCAGGCGCACGGCGTAGCGGCCGAGCAGATCGGCGGCGACCTGTGCCGCCTCCACGGCCGTCTGGAAGTCGCCGTCGTCCAGGTCCGGGAAGGCTTCGAGCAACAGGAGCTCGGCGTCCTCCCAGGACTCGGCCCGTTCGACAAGGGCCAGGATGCGGCCGACTTGGTCGCGAACGGCCCGGCCGCCGTCCTTGAGCGCTTCCGTCACCAGCCGTTCAACGGCCTCCTGGTCCGGGGTGAAACGGCCGTCGCCGGCGGCGAACGCCGCGGTTTCGCCGGCGTCGGAGGCCGGCGCCTCGACGCTGGCCACGCTGAATTCCTCGGACGTCAGGCCGAAGCTCTCGAAGTACGGTTCCTTGAAACGTGCGCCAAGGGCGTAAAGCGATCGTCCGAGCTTGGCCTTCCTTTCCAGGTCCTCGGGTTCCACATAGGAAAACACGGGCGTCAGGGCGTCGGGGGCATTCACTTGGCCGTAAACCCAGGCAAGGTCGTTCATGGCCGTGACCACCATTGCCTCATCCGCCTCGGCGTAGTCCGTCAGCACCTCGTAATGGGTGTTGGCGGCGGCGTAGCTGCCCTTGGAACCGATTTCCTGGGTGAGCGTCTGCCCCTGGATGATCTGGGCGATGGCCGCGTCCATGTAGTTCACGATGGACAGGTGCAGGCCACCCGTGGCCTTGCCTTCCACGGATTCGATACGGACCTTGGCCCCGCCCGAGACCACGGCCACGGCGTCGCGGATCATGGCCGAAAGGGCCGTCTTCATTTCCTGGCGTTCTTTCGGCTGCGCCCCGGGCCGCGCTTCGCCCACGACCCAGGGCATCCCGAACTTCTCCGCGAAGCGCATGAGGAACTCGATGCCCCCCTTCTTGAAAGCCACCAGGAACAGACAACGCGAGAGCAAGCGCAGGCCGTAGGGGTTCTTGTAGGTCGGAAAGTGCCGGGAGAGGACCATTTTGAAGGGATGCACCTTGTCCCCGGTGATGACGGCCTCTTCGCCCCGGAAGCACAAGGTGCCGTCGACGTCGAAGACGAACCACTCGCGCGGTTTGGGAACCAAGTCGCGCACATGCATGCGGCCGCTGTCCAGACGCCAGAGAATTTCCGTGGGCGTGTAGCCGTAGTACGGCGTGTCCAGCACCTGGGAAAAGAGGTTATGAAGGTCCACCCGCTCCAGGTCGCGCGTCAGGTCGTCGCAAAGCCGCCTGGCCTCGGGCGTCGGCTCCCGGCCTTCCTGCTTGCCCGGTTCGAAGCGGTATTGCCTCTTGTTCAGCGTCTTAATTTTCCGGCCCTGGATCGAGCTGCACACCTTACCGTCGGAGGTCAGATCCTCGAGCACCTTGATGTCGTCGCCGCGCTCCCGCAAAACCGGGTCGGGATCGGGCAGCAAGCCGAGCCAGCCCCACGACTCCGGGGCCACAGCCACCTCGCCGAGCAATTCGGCCAGGGAGGTGGCTCCGAATTCCAGGAAATCGTGTTCATTGATCCAAAGGCCTGGGGCACTCATGGCAAGCTCCAATCCGTTGTGTCCGGTCCGAAATGTTTGACGGCGCAGCTGGGGCAAAACGAAAAATTGCACCAGCGGCAACGATAGGCATCATAAAGCGGGACCTCACAGCCGCATTCGGCGCAACGGAGCGTCATTTTGCCGGCGGCGCGCCGAATGATACGGAGCTGCTCATGAAGGATGGTGCGGCGGCCAAATATGCCAGCCTCGCGGTAGCTGCGGTAGCCGTCGCTCATCGATACCCCCGGAACAGGCTGCCGGCCGTATAGGGCATGGCCGTCTCCACCGTAAAAGGCTCGGCCTCAATGGTCTTGGCCGCGAACACGGCCAGGGCGGCGGCCACGCCGGCGTCGCCGTGGCGCTGCCCGCCCTTGCCTCCGGTGCGCTTTTCGGGGATTTTGGGCACGCCTTTCTCCATTTTGAACGCCCGAAGATCATCCAAAATGAGAGAATCCTTCGGAATGAGGATGGTCTTATCCTCGAAAGCCGCCTTGAGTTTCGGCATGTTCTCCCGATACCAGGACTCGGATTCCTTGACCTGGCTGATGATTTCCGGGCCGTAACGCTGACGGGCGACCTCCCCCAGGTATTCGCCGTTGCCCCGGGAATCGAGCGCTCCGCCCACGAAACGGGGGAGCCGGTCGCAGATGTAGAAAAAGGTCTGTTCCTGCTGGCGGAAAGGGCAGCCCCGCAGCTCCAGGACAAAAGGCGTGGCCAAAACGAGATTTTCCAGTTCGACGAGCGGCCAGACTACGGACAGGTCCCCGGTGTCGGATCGGGCGAAGTCCTCCCCGACGAAAGCGGAAAGCTCGTGCGGCAGCTTGGCCAGGATCGGCCCCAGTTCGGCATCGAGCCAATCCCGCATTTCCCGGAAGCGCCGATCTTCGGGCCAGTCCACGAAATCCTCCGCCGGCGGCGACCAGCGCAGCACCGGAATGTCCGGCGACATGCACGATTCGATCATCTGACGGGTCAGGTAGGTGCCTTTCCCTCGCGCGGGAATGCAGAAAAGCTCTTCATCGGCGTTGGCACCGTAAAGATCGAGCAGTTTCTGACGCCACATGACTTCGCCTTCGGGCGACCAGGGCAGGCCCCGTACTTGACAGATGCGGCGGTAAAGCCCTTGCTCCAAGGCATCGTCCAAAGTGCAACGATGCAGGCTGTAGGGCAATTTCCCGGCTCGGATGTCCAGGATGTAGTCATTGAACGGGTTGGACTCGCCGTTGTGCGTGGAAATCACTTCCACCATGCCACCCCACATGGTCAGGGCGATGGCCGCCTTGAGGAGCTCTTCCAGGTCGTCGCAGAAGGCCGCCTCATCAATGACGATACGGCCTTGCTTGGAACGCAGGTTCTCGGGTTTCGAGGAGAGCGCGACCACCTGGTGCCCCGGAGCGAAACGGACGCGGTAGGCGAGGATGTCCTTTTCGTCCTCGAGGACCACCTCCTCGAAATCCGACGCGGCCAAGTTGAGCACCTTCGCCCAGTGCCCGACGTCCTTGATGTAGGTCTCGGTCATCTCCCGGTTGTAGGAAATGTAATAGCTGCTCATGCCGCCCTGGGACCGTTGGAGTCCGGCCAGCATGGCGGATTCAGAGGCATCGCCGTAGGACAAACCGATGCGGCGGGATTTTTCGCAAAACTTGACCGGGTTGTTGTCCCGATTCCAACGGACCTGATAAGGCAGCAGCAGCGCGTTGCTCATTCCTGTCCCCCGAGGAGCTCACGGATACGCTCGGCCGTGGCGGCGGTTATGCCGCTTTCCAGGTTCGCGGCTCCGTCCTTGGCGGCCGCGCCGGCGGCGGCCCGCATGTCCTTGAGCAGGTCCAGCACCTGCTTGACCTCGCGCAAGGCGGCCAGTGTCACCTTGTCCGGGCTGGCCAGCATGGTGTTGAGCCGCAGGCCCACGGCCTCTTCCAAGGCGGCCACGGCGTCGGCCTCGGTGGCGATCTCGCGCATGGGCGGGGCCGTCGCCGGCAAGGCCTCGGCCCGCTTGTCGGCCAGTTCGGCCGCCTTGAGGGCCATCTCTTCCATTTTGGCCACGGCAAAGGCGTCCATGGCCTGCATGGAGTCCAGGCAATTTTCGATGAGCTTGGCGCGGAGCTTGATGGTATCCCTGCGGATGGAAGCCAGCGCCTTGCGTATATCGTCCCGCTTGGCCTGCCAGCCGTACTTTTCGGCCCACCTCTTTAAGGTTGAGGTGGCCACCCCCGTGCGTGCGGAGACGTCGGCCAGGGTCAGGCCGTCCACGCACCACAATTCCTCGGCGCGCTCCACGGTCTCCATGGGGTGTTCGCGGCGACCGGCCACGGCGGGCATGGGATCAGGCCCTCAGGTGTTTGTTGATGACCGCGATCTCGGCGGTGACGGCCCGCAGGTCCATCACGGTCTGGGCCAAGTCCAGGGCCTGGGCGGCGATACGCTCGTCGTCCAGGGCCTCGACCGGGATGGTGAGCAGCAAGCTCAAGCGGAGCGAGTCCCGGAGGCCGGACGCCTTGATGGCCAGGCCCTTGGCCGAGAGTTCCTTTTCGGTTCGCTGGCCGACCATGGCGGCGCGTTCGAGGTCCATTTAAAATCCGCTCCTCATGGGGCTGTCCCCTTTGGCAATACGCCCGTACGGGCAGTATTGGTTGGTGCAGATGGCGTCGGTGAGACGCTGCATTATCTGGGTATTGAGGACGACTTGATCGTGGAGACTTTGAGCCAAGGACTCGTAGGACTCCACCAGCTTGACGTTATCCTTGTAGTAGCCGGTCACCACGCGCAGATCGTCGCCATAGGCCTTGAGAATCCGGTCCATGTCCTTCTGGTAGCGCGACAGGTCGGCGCGCCGGCGGCGGTCCTCGATCAGCCAAAAGACCACGATGAGGAGCACAAGACCCATGGGGGTGAGCGTGACCAGGGCCACCAGAAACGAGAGCGAGCCCGCGTCCATGGCCGACAGGATTTTCAGGAGGGTCGCCGCCAGCGGTTGGTCCATGGCATCACGCTCCGGTGGTTTCGCCCTTGAGGCTGCGGGCGGCGATGTAGATGGCGGCCACGCCCACGATGCACACCTGGGTGACGGGCGAGAGTTCGAAGCCTAGCGGATGCTGGGAAACCAGGGTGGCCACCGTGCCGATCATGGTCCACAACCGGCTGGAGTTGAGACGCGATTCCCGCACGGCGGGCGAAGCCGTCAGCGTGGTGCCGATTGCATCGAGACGGCCGGCATATTCGCCGAGCGTTCCCGTGGTCGGCGCGGGCTGCGCCTGTGCCGGCTGCGGCAGGGGTGCGGCTTGCGGCGCGGGATCGACCGGGACGGCAAAGGTTTTGGCGACCTCGCCCAGGGTGGCCAGGGCCGATTCCACGGAGGCCTGCGTGATGGCCGAACGGGCGGCGGCCGGGGTGGCCGGCTGCGCCTGCGGTTGGGTTTGCGCTTCCGTCATACGTCTTGCTCCTTTTCCTTTGGGTGCTGCGTGTCCGGGTCACATTTTCCCGGGCATTCCGTTTCTCCCAGGCGCGTCCCCATGCAGCAGTGAGGGCTTGCTCCGGCCAACCGAAAAATACAGCCGAGACATTCCCCTTTTTGCTCGGCCTCAATGATGGTCATGGCGCGCTGCCGCCCGGCAGCCACGGGTATGCTTTGCCGCATCCGGCCAGCCCTCGAAGGAGCGCCATCGCCCCGGCCTGCTGACTGACGGCCTGCGGGTCGAAGTGACCGTCCGAGACGTATTTCCCCCGCGTGTAGGCCGTGGTGAAGGACCAGAGGTAGGGGCTCACATTGCCATACCGGCGGTAGCCGAAGCCGTTGTACCGTTCCAGGACGTAGGCGAGGCCAGCAAGGGACCAGTCACCCCAGGCGTCGAGCTTATGCAGGAGTAACGCGTCACAGGCGCTTTCCTCCCAGCTAAACGGCGGCTTGCCGACGAGAGGCCGTCCTTTCGGAACATGAACGGTACGGGCTTCCAGGGAATCGCCGTTGTGCAGGTGCCCGGAGAACGACAGGCCGGATTCCATGGCGTGGATCAGGGCGACCAAGTGGGGCGGGACGCCGATCGAGTCGGCGACAGCGACATAGCGCGGCCAAAGGCTGGTGTCGGCCATGCGTTGGGCCGTGGCCGAAACGATGGTCTGGCGCTCCGGCCGGATGGCGGCGCTGGCGAAGAGACTTTCGTATTCGGCACGAAGCGCCGGCGTCAGCGACGAGCCATCCGTTTTCCCGGTCGCCACCGGCTCCGCGGCAGGAGCGGAGGTTGTGGCGGGCGCGTCGATCTCAAAATGGGTGAGGTCGGCAAAGAAGTGGAAATCGCCGCTCCAACGGAGAGGGACGCCCGCTTCCTGGGCCGCCTGCCGGAATGCCTTCGCAATGGCCTGGAATTTCGAGGCCGAGGAGCTGGCCGGATAGGGCGCTACGGCCAGGGAAAGGCCGTTGCCCGCCGTGACCGTGAAATCGATCGGCGAAAGCTCCAGAGCCCGGGAAGCGACGGCCCGCAACACCGAGTGGCAGGCCGCAAGAGCGGATCGCGACCGCGTGCCGAAAACGAAACCCATGCGCACCTCCTTGCCGGGGCCGGCCTATGCCCACACCCCAAAAACTGGGCGGACCATAAACCAGCCGATACCGCATGGCCGGCACGGCACGGACGGACGCGGACACAATTTTGCGAAGGGTCATTTGGAAGCCTGCACCAAGCCGCGGCGCAACATCTCGGCCCCCACGTCGCCGAAGGCATCCTCCACAGTGGATCGGCGGCGGAATTCGGTATGGCCGCCCCGCAGTGTCACGACGCTGCCGGCCGACAGACGGTCGGTAAGCCAGTTTCGGGCCAGCTCCCCCAGGGCCTGCGTATTGAGGTCGGCGTCGTCGGGATCGGGCGCGGTCACACCATCGAGTTCCACGAGCACGGGCACGACAACAATGAGCGTTCCGCCGTTTAAGACCTGGACCACCACGGCCTGGTCGCCGGCGGCCCGGTCCAACTCATGCAGTTTGTGTTTCATGTGGAGCCAGAGCAGAGCAACCAGCAGCAGGACCAACACCATGCACAACGACAACCATTTCATGTGCGCCTCCTCGGCGTGGGATGTCGCTGTCTACCGTGCGGCTTGAAGAGGCAAGAGGGCGGGACGGACGGGGGCGGAAACAAAAACGCCGGGGGAGCTTTAAGCCACCCCGGCGTCGCAAAACGAGATACTTAAATATTAGCTTTAAACCGATGCGATACTTTTCCGAAGAGCTTCAATCTTAACACTTATGTTGTTTATTTTTTCAGACAGATCAGCGTCACCATGGTTTTTGCGATTTAACAAGAACAACATGTCAAGATAGGAATCGACCGCCTTAGCGTATTCTTTTTTAAATTCATGACGTTCTGCGTTTTTGTCTGAGCTCTTCAATTTTAACCTTGTCTATATATGATTCTATAGCTTTCTTGCGCTTTTTCAGGACTGCCTTATTGACATGCGCATCTCGAAGGCCAGTCTCTATTTCAAAAATAGCAGCTGACGCGCATTCTATTTTCTTGTCCACCGAGACAGAATGTTTTGACTTTCTCATCAAATGCGACACTTTGTTTGTTATGACACTTGTGTATATTGAAATTTTTGTTTCTTCTAATTCTCCTAACAAAGATTTGTAATTTGCATAATCCGAATACGAATTCTCAAGTTCATTTGCAATTTGCATTGCTTCGTCTATCTCTTTTTTCCTTGTGACAATATTCGTAGACGATTTAGCTGTGTCGTGCTTTTCGTATATAATATCGAGAAGACGTCGCACATTATGTCTTGTTGTTTCTAAATTTCGTTGGTGTGCACGTTCTCCTCTGCCTGTATATGCAAGATAACACAGGATGGCACCGATAACCGACAACACAATGAGAGCATCCATGTTTGATCCCCTGGTTTTAGACACAATACGCGGGAACCGATGTCTCGTAAACATTTCCTCTTATCCCGCCGTCCGCGCCAGCTCCCGCCGCACACTCTCTGCCGTGACCCGGGCCGGCGGCGAATCCGGGTGCTTGTCCAGCCGGCCTTCCTGGATCATCTCCCAAACCCGGGTGCGGCCGACAGACAACACGAATTCCACTTCGGGGATGGTCAACAACACCTTCTTCGTGACCAGCTCCCTGGCGGAAACCGCCGGGAGCGCCGCATACACCAGCTTTTTCGAGCGCATGGTCACCGGCAACACCAGCTCGAAACCCACCGGATCGACCAGGCTGCACCGTCGCGTGCAACCCAGGCACACGAACTTCCGATCCTGGTAAAACCAGCGGGGATTGCGCTTGGTGCAGCTCAACGCCGCATAAGCACTGCCTTCCACATGTCCCGTGTATGGCAGATACCCCTTTGCCAGCAGCGCCAGCACGTCATCCACGACACTCATACGTGCCCCCTTATGGTGTCCAGAGCCACGGGATCATCGCGGCCCACGACCGGTGCCCACCAACGGCCGTCCATGCCCAGGATCGGCACGCCGGCCAGCCACGTGCCTTCGTATGTCGGCTCCCCATTTGCCCCGATCCGGCCGGTGGGCACGGACACCCGATCGCCGCGCCGGTACGGCGGCTGCGGCGCGTCCTGGAGCAACTCCCGATCGGCCACGAGCCGAAACAGCACGCCCATCAAGCCGGCCGGCGTGAAAAACGCATGGCGCTCGCCTGCCGGGGCATGCCAGCAGCCGTCCAGGCGCACGCGGCAGGCGTCGGCAGGACCACCCCATTGCGCGGCCGGGAAGAGCTCCAGCTTGACCGTCTTGCCCTGGTTTCGGAGCAAAATCGTTGTCGTTTTTTGGCGTTTCTCGCTCATGGCCTCGCCTCGTATCAACCAAGTTGAGAAATCGCGGCCGCCGCATACAGGGCCGCCACTTCCGCCGCCTGCCGCTCCCAAAGCGCCCGGCAGCTTTTGCAACGCCGCTTGTCTGTCTGCCGGCATCTGGCGCAACCCACGCGCTCCAGGGCCTCGTAAACGGCCGTCATGGACGGCGGTTCGCCACCTGGAACGGCTGGCGGCGTGTCGGCCAGGGAAGCCCGGATGCGCGCCGTCTGCCGGGCCACGTTGCCGGGATAGCGACCGGCCAACACTTGCAGCACCACGCTCTTGGTGACGCCGGTCGCCTTGCAGTACGCGTAGATGCTCCGATGGCGGGCCAGGATGGCGGCCCGCAACGCCTCGCGTTCGTCCGACCCCATGCGTCATGCCAGTGCGCGCCGCGTGCCGCCGGCCTCGGCCGGCTCGGGATCGATGCCGGCCTTGCGACAGCGGCTCCACAGGTCCTTGGCCAGGGTGGCCAGGGCCGCCGGGTCGGTCAGCCAGACGAATTTTTCCACGTCGAACTGCTTGGACACCCGGCCGTCCAGGCTCTTGGGCTCGTAGCCGAGCAGGCACCACAGCATGAGGATGTAGCGCTTCTGCCGGGCCAACGGGCCGGCCGGGATGTCCAGGCGCTCGTAGCCGTCGGCCTTGTCGCCCTTGCGCCAGTCCCGAAGGCGCTTGGGCAAAAGCGGGATGTCCACGGCCGCATGTTCGGACAGCCATTGCGCGGCCAGGGCGTCGAGCACCTGGTTGCGCTGGCCAAGGGTCAACTGCGACCAGGACGCCGCCGGGCCGCCGAGGATGCGGCCGAACATTTCCACCAACAACTCCTTGTCGGCCTCATACGAAAGCGTGGTGGCCTTGAGCAGCGTCCCGAAAAAGACCTTGCTTTGCATGTTGTAGATGGCCGCGCACGGGACAAAGGATCGCGTTGCCATGGTTCACCTCCTGGGAGCGGTTGCGGTCATGACGGTATCCTCGTCGGAGCAGGGACATAGCGTTTGCGCACGACGATGGCCTCGCCTTCCAAGGGATGATGCATCGCCTGGAGCGCACACAACAGTTCACAGCCCGGGCAAACGAGCTTGTCTCCAAGGCGACGCACCAGATACCGCCCGGGCACCTTGCAGTTCTTGTAACCGGGTTCTACAGTGAACACCCGCGTCCCCTGGGGAAGCGTCTCTTGCCAATCAAGATACATGGCTACCTCCATTTTCTCCGCGTCTTCCCCGGCCCGGCATCATTGCCGCAGCCCGGCAGGGTCTGGCGCACGGCCATGATGTCTCCCGGTCCGAAGACCACTTCCCGCCGGGATGGCGTGCCATCCTTTTTGAGCTTTTTGCCGATGCCGCCGCCGTTGGTGTAGACGACCACCAGCCGGATCAAACCCTTGTGGCGACGGCTGGTGACGACGTCACCCGGCCGCATGCCCCCCCCCTTGGCGTCCGGTCACGACCGCATTGAGGGCGTCGGCGCACACACGGGCGATCTTCGGCGCGGCTTCCGCATCGTTGGGGTCGGGAAAGAAGAAGCATACCAGCCGGTGGCCCTTGGCCCGGTCGAAAATCCCGGCTCTCCCACGAACGGCCTTGTCGTCTGCGTAAAAACGATCTTCCTTGGCGAACATGATCACCTCCCTAAACGATTCCGGCCCAATCCCAGGCCGTCTCCACGTGGAGCGCCCCCGTCTGCCAGGGACACCCCTGCGAAATAGGATGCTCCGGCCGAATCCACGCACGCAGCCTCGCATCGCCGTGGTGTTCCGGCTGCGAGGCGGCAGGCTGCTTTTTTTGGGGGGGGCATGGGCGAGAGGCACGAGGGGATTTCACCGTGTCCGCTTTGACACGGGGCTCGGCGTTGCGCTCTTTGCGGACGGCGGCTTGCGGCTTGGCCGGCGGCGCGGACGGCTGCGGACGCTTCGGCGATGCGACAGGCGCGGTCGCGGCTTTATTGCCTTCCCGGGCCTGACGCAGGGCCTTTTCCAGCTCCGTGACGCGCGCCCGAAGACGCTCCACGATTTCCGGGCCGGGAAAGGCAAGCGCCACGATCTCCGCCGGCAGCATCTTGTGGAGTTGGCCGTTGGCGCGCAGGCGATACCGGCTGCCGACACGGCTGACCCTGTACCGCGTGTCCCGACGGCGGACATGGCCGGCGAGCGTCACTTCGTAGTCCTCAAACCCGGGAATGGTGCGCCATTCCATGCTTATTCTCCCTGGCTGCATCATCAGGCCCGGGCCGCCACGCCCGGACGACCGCCCCGCGTGGGGCGGTTTCGCATGGGGTTATTTGCCGAGCATGGGCGCGGCGTCCCCTCCGGTCCCCACGGGCTGGCCCCATTGCACCCGGAGGCCTTCCGCATAGCCGGCCTGGTACGCTTTCGTGGGGCGCACCTTCTTTATGGGGGTCGCCGCGACAAGGTTGGGGTACTTGCTCGCGATGTAGTCCCTGGCGAGATCGTGCTTCACGGGCATCAGGGCCATTTCCTGCCTCGACTGCTCATGGTGCTGGTATTCGTTGAGGCGAGAATACAGCGCATACGCAAACCCCATGCGCCACTGGTTCCGCTGGCGTTCCCGCTTTTTCTGCATGCCCGGGGCGCGCTTGCCGACCCGGTAGAGGAAGCCGAACGTGTACGACGCAAGCGACACGTCAGGGTCGACCCCCACGAAGGTGGCGGCACGTTTCTCTCCGGCCCAGCCATGGAACCCCTCCACGCCGAAGCCCCTGCACACGCCCCGGAAGAGGATTTTCACCCAGGACGGCACATGGGGCGTCGTGAGGGGCTGCGTCCGCTCCTCGCAAGACAACTCGTCCGCCATCGCCTGCCATTCCACGTCGGGCATGGAGAGGCTGTATTCCGAGAGCAGGGTGCGGGCCTTCATCGCCGCGCTTTGCGCCTCTTCCGGCGTACCCGCGCCGTTCGCCAAATCGAACAACTTGCGCACGACGCGGAGGATTCGTTCTTGTTTCTCGCTCATATTTTGTTTAACTCCTGTCGCGCCTTTTCCAAACAGAGCAGCCGTTGCGACACAGCGCTTGTTTGGTCTACTTCACATAAGTAGTTGTCGTGACAGTCCACGAGAGTCTTATAAGCTCTGATCTTCTTGCCCTGAATGTCTATCCTGGCGATCATTTCTTTCACAACATTCAGAGGCAATGCTATCGGTGTCGATCCGATACTGACGACTTCCCTTACAATCGATAATGATGCATCCGTGATTGGCTTATGCATGTCGGGTTTTTCCCTGGCTGCTCATCGGGCCGGACGCGCCACCGTCCGACGACCGCCCCGCACGTGGGGCGGTTTCGCATGGGGTCTTATTTCAGTACGTCCGTCAGCGCTTTCCCGGGATCGAACGACACCGCCATGTGGGCCGGAATATCGACGGGAGCCCCGGTCCTGGGGTTGCGCCCCGTGCGCGCCTTGCGCTGCTTGGACTTCAACTTGCCAAGCCCCGACAGGGGCACCTCGCCGCCGCTGGCCAAGCTCTCGGCGGCCACCGTGCCCAGCGCGTCGAGCACGGCGGTGATGACCGTCTTTTCGTGGATGTGCTTGGTGTTGGGATTGTCCGCCAGCTGCGCCTTGATTTTCTCGATGAGTTCCGCCTTGGTCATAATGCCATCCTTCTTGTTTGGGGGTTAGAGAGCCGCCAGATCGAGGGGGATGGCCTCGTACTTGCCGTCGCTGTCGCGGCGCTTGTAGAGGCGCAAATAGGCTTTGGAGCCGGCCACCTGGATACTGTCGGTGATGGCCTTCATGGCTTGCAGCCAGTCCGGGTCGGAGATGTCCAGGCTGCGCAGGCCCAGGATGCGCCCGACGTTGACGCGGCCTTCGCGGTCCACGTTAAAGGCGCTGTTCACCAGGGCTTTAATGTTGTTGTTGCTGCCCTCGGCCCAACGGGTGATGCATTGGTCGATCAGCGCCTTGGCAGCCTGCAACCTCTCGTCAAACACGAGATTTTCCGAGATTTGGCGTTGGATCATGAAGCGGCCGTCGAAGGACACCAGGCGCACATTGCCCTTCTTGCCGCCGATGGGGGCTTCGTACATTTCCGCTGAGAGGTCGGCGAAGGCCTCCACATCACCCATGGCCTTGTCCCGGAAGCGCTTCATTTCGGATTGCAGGGCCATGGCCGACCGGGCTAGCTCCATGACCAACTCGTGGCGGGCCAGATCCACGGGCTTGACCTTGTCCAGTGGGATCAGATGCCCGAGGGCATTTTCCATGTAGCCCTCATGGGCCTGTGCTTCACCGCTCATACCTTTACCTCCTTGCTTTCGCCGAGGCCGACCACCCTGGCCGTGGGCAGCCCCATTTGCTGGATCACTTGGCGCAGGTTCGTCCGGGCCACGATCACGCGCGCCTTGATGGCCTGGGCGTCGGACAATTCGTCCACGGCCATGAGGTCGGCGAGCACTTCCCTAAGCTGTTGCATCCTGGTCCTCCTTCTCGAACCGGGCCAGGATAGCCCGGCAGTTCTCGACGATTTTGCCCCGCACAAGGGGCTGGTAGGGGTCACGCAGCAAGAACGCCTGCACCAAGCCCAAGGCCAAGTTCTTTTCCCGCTCGAACGGGTCCTTGATTTTTCGGGGTGGATAGGGCGCTTCGGGCGTGTCCTGGGCAAGCCGGGTGGCCCGCCATTTGCGACGCTGGCCAGCCATGCCGTAGCGGGCCAAATAGCCAGCCTCTTCTAAAAAATTTGCATACTTGCGAACATGCGAATAGCTGACGCGAGTCACTAGGGCGATGTCCTGGAGCGTAAAGCCCGGCTTGTCCGATCGGATGGCCCGCCAGATGCGCGGATAGAATTCGGAGTCGCGGCGGCTTTCATCCCGGGCGGCCGGGTTGTACCGATATTTGCCTATCTCGATGCGCTCCAGCTCCCTGCGTTTCACCATGTCGCGCAGGGCACAGCGCACGCGCGGGTCGTCTTGCTTCAACCCCAGGGCTTCGCGAATCAGAACCGGAGTCACATACTCGGCTCCGTTCTCGACCAGGCCAACGATGGCCGAGCGGATCGTTTCCGCAGTGATGATGCCTTCGGAGGCCATGCGTTGCAGTGTTCCGCTCATCCCCGCCTCCAGGACCGTTGCTTCTGTATGGCTTTCACCATGGCCGCGTCGGCGCGATTGGTTTCCCGGGCCTTGGCGGCCTGCTCCAGGAGCTGCACCATGTTGCGCACAAGCCGCATGTCGCCGTCGGAGGTGCCCCGGACCATGGCGCAAGCCTCGGACGTCAGGTCGAGATTGGCCGCCTCCAAAGCAAAAGCGGCGACGTCGGCCTCGTCCACCGGCCCAAAGGGCACCTCCTGGGTCACACGGGACCAGATGCGGCGCTGGTTGGAGAGGAGGCCGATCAATTCTTCCTCCCCGATAAGGATCACGGCGCAACCAGTCTCGTTGTGGATGTCGCGCAGGTCGTTGATGCGGCCGATTGCGAGCCGATCGGCCTCGTCCATGTAGATGGAAGCGACCTGGCCCTGGTCGCGGCGCGTTTTCAGGGCGTCGATGATGCACACTTTGCAGGCGCTGGCCGAGCGCGGGGCTTTCGCCTTGATCGTCTCAAAGCACAAACGCCCCAGGAATGATGCCTGGGTTTCATTCTCCCAGGCGGACAGAAACACTCCACCGCGTTCGGTGTAGCTGTTGCGTGCGGCAAAGGTCTTGCCCCGGCCGGCTTGTCCCCAGGCGACGACGATGCCCGGTTGACCGCGTTCGGTATCCTCGACGGTCAGCACGGCCCGCCGAAATGCGGTCACGTTGCCCGTCTCCACAAAAACCGATTTCATGCGTTTTCTCCCCCGTTGGCGGCCATGCGGCGGCGCGCGTAAACCGTGCGCAACTGCTCGAAGCGCCGGCGCGCGCAAGCCGCGTATTCCTCGGTTTGCTCGTAACGAGCCATCCAGGCGGCGTCGGTCTCGCGAAGGGGCACGCCGTCCCGGACGGACACGTTGAAAAGGTATTCGTAGCGGTCGAGCTCGGTGACGATGGTCGCCATCTGTGCCGGCGGCACATAGGCCGGCGCGGCCTCGAGCTTGGCTCGTGCCGCGGACTTGGCGGCTTCGATGCTCTTGACATTCGGGGCGGGAGGTTCCGGCAGGGCAGGCGGGGCCGCCTTCTGCTCGGCAACGAGCTGCATGCGGCGCTGGGTTTCCGGCAGCACCACGGTTTCCAGAAACTCCCGGGCACTCGCTGTGACTTGCCGTTCCAGGGCCTTTTTCAGACCGATTTCCTCTGCCAGAATAGCCCGATCCTCGTCTGTGCCCATCTGGCGGGCGGCAGGATGGACTTTGCGCTTGGGCGTAGCCTCGCAGATAAGATTTTTCCCGGCTTCATCGTAGATGAGTACGGACCTTCGGTCCTGGTCGTCGTAACGCACGAGCACCGGATGCCGCAGATGATGCAAGAACGGGTGATAGTAGCGTTCACCGAAAAGGCTAATGCCGTCCTTGTCGATGGTGCGGATGGTCTTGCGCAGCATGCACAACCGTAGCTTGACAAGATCGGCGTCGGTCAGGCCCGGGCCGCGTCCGACCTCGAAAACTTCACGAGGTGTCTTGCCTTTCAAATGACCGCGCTGGGGACGGTCGGCATAGGCATCAAACCAAATCGCAATGGCCGCATGGGCTTCAGGGATGGTGAGCGGGCGACCGCCGGCGGCCTCGTAGAGCTTCTTGTGGAGTTTTTCGTTGCGATGCAGGCGAGCAGGCTTGTTCTCGATGCTGGTTCCTGTGTATGCCGGTACCCATACTTCTAACTCGGCAAACGTCTCAAAAAAACGCTCAACCGTCTTGGACTGGCCGTGATAGGGCCATGCGAACATCGGGTCCATGCCGAGTTCCTGGAACATGCCGCCCAAGCCGCTTTGCTCCAGGTCAACTCCTGTGAAAAATTTGCCTTTGAAGGCCCGCCCATTATCCAAGTAGGGATACTTGGGGAATTTTCCGAGTCGCAGACAGGCTCGGCGAAGCCCCGAAGCGATAGCAAAGGTGTTTTCCGTGGGCAGGATTTCCCAGCCAAGCGGGAAGTTCGACTTCATGTCGTACCAAAGCACCAGCTCCATTCTGGCCCCCTTGCCGGTCTCGGGGTCCAAAATTTCGCAGTTGAGCACGTGTCCATCACCCACTACGATGTCGCCGACAGCCAGCTTGTCAAAATCGCGGAAGATGGATGGACAACACTTGTCGTTCCATGCCTTGGCCCCTTCCCGGGAGTAGACCCATTCGCCGTAATTGTTCGCCATCCACCGTTTCAGGTAGCGGTAGAGCGTGATGTCGGCGCAGTCATGCAGGCCGGCGGCCTTGAAGGCCTCGCGGGCCATGCGGCAGACCTGGGACAGACGCGGCTTGTTGGGATGCCGGGCCAGGGCGAGGAGCAACTGGGCATGGCGCTCGGTCACGGCTGGCTCGATGCGTACGCCGCCGCGCGTGTCGGCCAGGGACAGGGCGGAGCCAGTGCGGCGCAAGGTCGTTTTCCAGCGTTCCAAGGACTGGACGGACACGCGGTCGCCGAGGGTCTCTTTGATCTTCGGCCAAACGCCGGCCCGGTAGGCGGCCAGGAATTCCCTTCCGGCCGGCCCCTTGCGCGTGGCCTTGGCCAATGCCTCGGTGTAGAGGCGCACAAGGTCCG